CATGCCTGAAATTACTAAATCATTGACAATCAACCAAAGCGACTGAAAGCAAAGTTTCAACAATCTGATACTCTTCGCCAATTTTTCAAAACAAAAAAAGAGGCTGAACTCTTTTGAGACAGCCTCTTTTTTTGTCGTTAATAGTCAGAAAGTAATAAAAGCAAAATTTTTAGAGACAGATTGAAATGAAATGACGTTTGGCAGCGTATGCAAAGACCGGTAATTTCCAATAGCACCGATAGGATCTGATTGTCATATAGAAACAATTTGTTTGGGATAAATGCAGCCAACTATTCATTGTATCACCGATTGCTTCGTTTTTAAATGACCAAACTGAACAAGTAAGATTGGGGTGGGGTATAGATTACTGTTGAATTTGATAGAGATTACAGACCATCACCACTTTTTTTGAAAGTCATTTGATGCAAAAAAGATCAAACAGACAAGAGTTTATGTTTCTGGTTAGGGTATTATGAATTCTTTCTAAATGGAAAGAAGTAGCAATATGCTGGCAGTCACTGGATTTTAAGTCAAGGGCTCCACCCAATTGTCATCTAAACAACAAAAAATCAAATGGCGTTTATCAAACCCTTGACTTTTCCGGGAAGCGATCAATAAATTTGTGAGAAAATAACAGTGGGGCAGAATTAACTTGCTTTGATGTTACCCTCATTATCTTTACTATCTTTCTTATTTTTTAGTTTCTCGTTTAACATGTCCATGTCTTCTCCCAGCTTTTTTTCAACAACTTTAGCATAAATCTGGGTGGTCGAGATCAAAGAATGCCCAAGCATTTTACTAACTGATTCTATTGGAACTGCGTTGGACAAAGTCACCGTCGTTGCAAATGTATGTCTTGCCAAATGAATAAGACCCTGAAAAACGAGCAAAAACAAAACGACACAGATAAAATGTAATCTACTTAGAATGAGCCTGTTTGTTTAGTTTATTTGGTTTTGTCATCCTGTAAAAAAGACGGGAAAAGACAAAATTCCACAGTATTTCAGTTACCAAATCGTTAGCCGGGCTGTTACCGGAATGAGGATAGGTAACGAGGTACAAATAAACGAAATCCAATCTGTTTATTTTTCGTTGATTCACAATATTTTACACAGCAAAGAACGCTTATAGAACGGGTAATTTTACCAATTAAATATAAGCGTATGAAAGAAGAAAAATTCAAGGTATTGCTCTACCTGAAAAAGAGTGATTTGGATAAATTGGGCAAGGCTCCGATTATGGGACGCATTACTGTAAACCGATCTATGTCACAGTTCAGTTGCAAGTTGTCTTGTACCCCCACGTTGTGGAATCCCCGCGAGAGCCGGTTGAACGGCAAAAGCGGTGAAGCAGTCGAAACCAATGCGAAGTTAGACAAACTTTTGCTTGCCGTCAGTGAGGCTTACGATACACTTGTCGGAAGAAAACAACCGTTCGATGCCGAAGCGGTAAAAAATCTGTTCCAGGGCGGAATGGCAACACAAATAACCCTGCTTAAACTCTTTGACCGGCATGTAGAAAGCATGAAGCAGCGTATCGGCGTTGACCGTTCCCCGAGAAGCCTTCCCAACCATATCTACACCCGGCGAGCCGTTGCCGAATTTATCAAAAAGAAGTTTAACGTCTCCGACCTTGCTTTCGGGCAATTGAGCGAGCAGTTTATCCGCGATTTTCAGGATTTTATCCTGCAAGACAAAGGACTTGCAATCGATACCCTGCGGCATTATTTGGCAATCCTGAAAAAAGTTTGTAAGATGGCCTACAAGGAAGGCCATTCGGACAAACATTATTTTGCTCACTACAAGCTGCCGAAACAGAAAGAAAGCGCCCCTAAAGCCCTTAGCCGGGAAGACTTCGAGAAGATTCGGGATTTGAGTATTCCCGAACGTCGCCGCTCGCATGTCATTACGCGAGATATGTTCCTTTTTTCATGCTATACCGGCACTGCTTATATCGACACAATATCCGTCGCCAAAGACAACCTTGTAAAGGACGACAACAGCGCATTATGGCTCAAATACAAGCGCGGTAAAAACGGACAGCTTGCCCGTATCAAGCTGCTGCCCGAAGCCATTGCCCTGATTGAAAAATACCGGGATGATACCAGAGATACGTTATTCCCGATGATACACAACGGCACGATTAAGCGGAATATGCAAGGCATACGGATTCTTGCGGGTATCAAAGGCAACCTGAGCTATCATATGAGCCGGCACTCGTTTGCCAGTCTGATTACGCTCGAACAGGGCGTTCCCATTGAAACCGTTTCCAAGATGCTCGGTCATTCGGACATAAAAACCACACAGATTTACGCCCGTGTTACCCCGAAAAAACTCTTTGAAGATATGGACAAATACATCGCGACAACCAGCAACTTGCGGTTAGTCCTGTAAGAACGTCAAATAAAAAACATCAAAAATATCATTATCATGCGCAGTACATTTTCATTATTATTTTACATCAACCGTGGCAAGGTAAAGGCAGACGGCACAACAGCCGTCATGTGCCGTATCAGCATCGACGGCAAAAATCCGGTAATCAGTACAGGTATCTATTGCCGTCCCGAAGACTGGAACAGTAAAAGGGGAGAAATCAAAACAGTGAGGGAAAACAATCTAATGAAGGAGTTCCGAAAAAGGATTGAGCAAACTTATGAACATATCCTCAAAGAGCAAGGCGTTATCAGCGCCGAATTGCTCAAAAACACTCTTGCCGGGGTAAATGCCGTAGCGACCGGCTTGTTGCAGGGCGGCGAAGCGGAACGGGAGCGGTTAAGGCTCCGTTCGCTGGAAATAAACTCGACATCCACCTACCGGCAGTCTAAAACCACCCAAAGCAACCTGCGTGATTTTGTTCTTTCACGGGGAATGGAAGATATTCCGTTTTCAGCTATTACGGAGGAGTTCGGGGAATCATTCAAGATTTTTCTGAAAAAGGATTTGGGTTACGCCACCACCCATGTGAACCACTGCCTCTGCTGGCTGAACAGGCTTGTCTATATTGCCGTCGATCAGGAAGTATTGAGAAGCAACCCGCTCGAAGAAGTGGAATATGAGAAAAAGAATCCGCCCAAGTTGCGTCATATTACCCGTAACGAGTTACAAAAAATCATGGAAACCCCCATGCCTTACGAGCGGCAGGAGTTGGCCCGCAGAGCGTTTATATTTTCGGCATTTACGGGACTTGCCTTTGTAGATGTGTATAAACTCTATCCGCACCATATCGGACGGACAACCGACGGAAGGCAGTATATCCGAACCAAAAGGGCTAAAACCAAAGTAGAGGCATTTATTCCGCTGCATCCGGTAGCGGAGCAGATACTATCACTATACAATACGACTAACGATACCGCTCCCGTATTCCCGTTGCCCAGCCGCGATCAGATTTGGTTTGAAATTCATGAAATAGGTTTTGCTTTGGGAATCAAGGAGAACCTGAGCTATCATATGAGCCGACATTCGTTCGGAACGCTTTTGCTATCGGCAGGTATTCCCATTGAGAGCATCAGCAAAATGATGGGGCATACCAATATCAGCAGCACACAGATTTATTCAAAAGTAACCGACGATAAAATTTCCCAAGACATGGATAAACTGATGGTACGCAGAAAGGAGGTATGTCTATGAAAAGAACAATAATAGCCATAGAGAACGGTATTGTAACCATACCTCAATCCGGTGAAGTGAGAATGTCAGCATTTGAAATCGCCTCATTATTTGAGGTCTATGTCCAAACAGTCAATGGCGGCATCAAAACTATTTTGAAATCGGGCGTTGTCAACGCGGGTATTTCCTGTCCTGTAACCGTTGCCGGAAATACCCTCATGCCCGATGTTTACGGGCTGGATATGATAGTTGCCCTTTCGTTTCGGATAGAATCGAAAAATGCGGAGGTACTTCGAAAGTGGTTAATGAGAAAGGTAACGGCAAAGACTTCGGGATTGCAAATTTTTGATTGTCGCAGTCTGGACAAATTCTCTGCCAATTAGTTTAGCTTCTGTATTGAATAGCAATTTGTTATTTGTTTGGATGCGATCCAGTGTAGGATAGGTTTTTGTTTTATTTTTGTAAGCACTATATTGAGTATGAATCCAAATACCGAATACGAAAAATTTGCCCAAGAGATTTATCAAGGGTTGGTCAATGCTGATGTCGTCAAAGCGACAGATGTTAAGCATAATGTCAAGATTGTTGGCAAATCGGGGCAAACACATCAAATTGATGTTTATTGGGAATATGAAATCGCCGGAGTTAAACACAAGGTCGCTATTGAATGTAAAAACTACAACAACGCAGTTTCAGTCGGCAAGGTCAGGGATTTTTATGGCGTGTTGGCTGATCTGAATAATACTGCCGGAATTATGGTAACAAAAGTAGGTTACCAAGAAGGTGCAAAAGACTACGCCTCTCATTATGGTATAAGTCTGAAAGAGTTAAGAACACCCAATAGAGGGGAAGGAATTATCGGCGAAATGGCGCTTAACTTAAATATTGACATACGGCATTGCTTGTTTTTAGTTGATGACGAATGGGCAAAAGCGAATA